TCCAATAGTATAAATAGAATTTACATCTGGTACTTCCCAAACTCTATATGCACCATCTTCAAATATATATTTAGGGTCTTGTATTTCACTCTCGAGCTTCAAGAAATACTCTTCATCAATAAATGTATCTCCTGATTCAATAAACTCACAATCAAATTCCTGTCTGAAAGCTTCTTCACTTCCTATAGATTGTATAGTTTCTTTTTTCCATTTTTCATCTCTACCTGGTATTTCATACCACATCATTTTTTCTGCGTACCAATTACTCTTATTATTTAAACCATCCATGTATAGCTTATAAAATAAATTATCAGTACCATTAGGGGTAGAGGCTATAAAGATTTTAGATTTTTTAGAAGAGGAAATAATAGGATAAACAGATTTCCAAAAAGCATCTACTAAGTTATTAGGAATAAATGCCAACTCATCAAGAATAAGAACATTACAAGAATCACCACGACCAGCATCAGAACTCGTTGTACTAATACCTATACTACTACCGTTAGCTAATTTCATAGAAGTCTTTCCATATTCTACAACTCCAGGCTTTAGATAATTAGGTAACATCTCATATGCAGTTCTAATGCGAGAGAAAATATTGATTGCTGTTTGTTCTTTATTCGCTACAACAAGTATACGTTGGTCTTCTTGAAAGCATGCTATCCATAGCGAATATATTGTCATCATCGTTGTCTTACCAGTCTGCCGTGATGCTAGACAAGCAACAAATCTATTGTCGCGCAATGATCTTAATACTCTCTTTTGACTCGCATAGAGAGGTATCTTCATCTTACCTTTATCGAGGTTTACAATGAAGAAAAAGTTTTCAGCGAAGTATAGGATATTCTGTCGAGTCTTTTTCAGCTCTCTTACCATTTTAGGAGTCCATTCGAACTCCATATTTGCAGCTGGCAGACTCTTATTACCTAGATAATATTTATCTTCTTGTTTTTTAGGCATGTATCTATTTTAAATAATTAATAGATTTCTTAATATTATCTATCTCTTTCTTTGCTTCTTTATACTGCTTGAAGAGATCATCCTTTACTGGGAACTTCATAATAGAGTTACAACTCGGGCAAGCTGCTATAGGATTTTCAATTATAAAATCTATAGTTATATTAAGAGGAGACCCACAACAGGGACAGGGTATACCAGATCCTATCATTTTGAATTTATATCTTGTATAAGTAGATCTTCAATTCTAGAAACTTCTTCTGGTTTATCAGTAATTTTAAATTTTATCCTTACCTCAGCGAAACCAGCAGCATCTTCTTTTGTCTTTCTCATATCAACCTGAATATCATTGGTATTGAAGGGGTTGTATGGATTCTTTTTTATTTGCTCAACTAGCCCGTACTTTTCACTAGTTTCTTTATTTTCTTGAGAGTCAAATATTTTAGCCTTAAACGACATTTCCATCTCGTCTAAGGCTAGTGTTTGATGATTTAATAAAGTATATAGCGGTACACTAACATCCTTATTATTAATTTTTAGAGTCTTACAAACAGGGGTACCGTCTTCGTTAAAATACTCTGATAATTTTTGTATATGACTCTTTTCGAGTATATCAGTCGACTTAACTATCGATAGCTTAATTGACCTTATCAGATTTTCTAACGAGACGGACTTCATAACATAATAATATATTACTTACTTGGATTAGCAACTACAGGCTCAATCATTGTGATGAGGCTATCGCTTAATTTTTTCATACCTTCTGTTTCAGGTAATTGCTCTGCATGTACTTTAACATCATACTTTGCGGTGTTATCTGTCTTTCTCGTATTTTCTGAGTGGGTAGCTACTTTACCATGTAGTTTAGATTCTACACTTAATCCCCACCAAGACTTATACTTAACGTCTACATCAACAGTAGTTTCTGTATCTTTGCTATCAGTATGAGAGTCATGTTGCTGTACCTCCATTGTGAACTCAATATCTGCAGAAGTAACAGCAAGAGAAGGAAGCGGAATTAATGGTAACAGTGGTACCTTACTATGAAGAGTCTGTAATTCAGGTTGATCTGCTCCTTCCACCTTTACATACCTGTTAATTTCTACATCAAGAGATCTTGGTTTGTATTTTCCATCTTTTTGATCGAAACCAACTTCTTGAATATACTTCCAAGTTACATCGTTTAGTTTCGCTTGTCCTTTTGCTATACCTACTAAAGGCGAAACGATTAGTTCTTCGATAGGTAGTCCTTTGAATTGATCTGCTATACTTGCCATAATTTAAAACTTTCATAGTTATTTATTAGGCTAGTAAAAAAAACAAATATCAATAAATATTAATATGGACGCAGCTGATTATAAAGCACTCAATAATTTATATAATAAAGAATTCTTGTTAGAAGATAAACAAAAAGATATAGAAGACCTTAAAAAACTTCACGATAACCCAGATGAGGCATTTGCCAAGAAAAACTACGGGAGTGTAGAGGAGTATAAAAAGATGATCAAACAAAAGATTGATAAATTATTACAGTCAGAGTCTGAACAACGACCGACAGATGAAGAGTCAGCAGAAGAAATTATTGGAGACGGTTCTGACTCTGAAGGAGTAGATGAACCAGTCGACCCTACAGAAGATAAAGGTAAAGATAAAAAGGTACCAAAAAAGGAATCAAAAAACATAAATAATTTAAATAAGGTTAAAGTCATGACTGAAGATAAATCTATTTTTGATAAATTATTCGAACAAGTAATGGGAGAAGCTGAGGATGAAGACATGGAACTCGGCATTGACATCGATGGCGCTGATGACGAAGGTCTAGGCGGAGAAGAAGACGGAGATGTAACCATTACTCTAGACAAGGAACTCGCTACAAAACTTCATGAAATCCTAATGGATGTTCTCGGTGGAGAAGAAGAGGGTGATGAAACAGAAGAAATGGACATGGGATATGAAGAAGATTCCGATCCTTTCGAAGAAGAAAATCATCAAACTAACGATGGCGCTAAGCCTGGTGTTGATCCTTCCGATGGTGGAGGCAAAGCTTCTGAGGTACCTGAAGACGCTTTAGGTGGTAAATCATCTGGAACCGGGGATAGCAAGGCTACAGATCAAGTAGGAACAAAAGCAACTAGCGATGGTAAGAAGACTGGTCATGATCCGTCAGGTCTCTCAAGTACTTCAAAATACGTAGTGAATAAGAAGAAGTAATTTAAATGGTAATGTTGGTATAGTAAAAGAGCTCCAAATGGAGCTCTTTTTTTATAAATAATTATATGTTATTTAAAAAGCTATTTTTTGAGGCTTTGAAGCCAATGAAATTGCAAGGATCAACTGGATCTTATAGAAAAAGGCAAAATTTACTTGCTGATTATGATCGTGTAGATCCATCATATCCTCAAGAATTACAAAGACTTAAAGATTTAAACAAAGGTAGTTTTAAAATAACCCCTAAAACTGCAAATAAAATTATACAGAAATTTAAAATAACAGATCTTTCTGAATCTAATCCTAGAAAACTAGGTAATACAGGTATAACGATACAAATAAAAAACGGGCAATATATAATAAATAAATGAATTGTTATATAACAGATAGTATCAGTGGGGTAAACTACCATACAAGTACTGCGAGATTTACTGATAAAAGTAATAACTCTAATGAACGTGATAGGTTATTCAAAAGCTGGTGGAAAGATCAAATCGCTCAGTATGGTACTCAAACTACATACTATGTAAGAGATTTTACTCTATCTGCGGCAGATAAATTTTATGGGGAAAATACTGTAGATGGCTTTAAGACGGGGACATCTTTAGTAATGGTTATGAATCTTAGTGATAATTCCATTACGTTTTCTAAATTTGGATTAACATCAGATGATGAAGTGGAGGCATATATAGATATAAGTACATATCAATCTACATTGTCAACTTCTTATGTATCAGGAGAAGTTATAGAACCTAAAGCGGGGGATGTATTTCAATTAACTGAACTAGGTAATGACAGACCCGGTAATCGCGATGGTAAATATTTTGAAATTACTGAGAGGGTTGATGAAAATATTACTACGATAAATCAATTACAAGGACATTATCTATTTAAAATAAAAGCAAGACGCTTTGACTTCTCTTACACTGATAATGATGTTGAAGAAGCAGAATCAAATCAAGTTACTAATGATGCTCTAAGCGGTAAAGTTACTGATTCAGAGCAAAGTTATATAGATGATATTGATATTCAGCAAGCATCTTACTTTAATTATGGTACTAACGATGATGTATACGGAGACTATTCTTGACCTTGTTTTTCGAATTCCAAATCTTTAAAAACAGCTGGGTATCTTTCCTTTACATATTTTTCTATTGGTAGAGGTTTGAGATAACTCTCACTTTTTACTCCGAGTTTTTCAGCTTTCGCTGAAATATAATTAACTGCATCAAATAGACACAACCATCGAGCTTCTTCTTCATTTGTTAGATTATTCATATATCTTTGTTTTTACTATAGTATCATAAGTTATGTTTATAGAATTTTCTGTCTTACAGTGATCACAAACAAATGCATTATCTGTTGACAAATCAATACGCACACTATTAACTTTCTTGCATGCTCCGCATTCTATAATAAGATTGTTTGTATTAATGAGCTTTATTGCTTCAATATTATCTTTTTCGAGTTTTAATTTCGTAACATATGATATAATACTATTATAAAAATAGAAGAAAATAAACTGTATAATTAAAGAAATTATAAAAATTTCTATGAATGACTTCGATGTGGCTTTGAAGCCTATATATCCTATAGCAGCACTTACAATACTAACCGTTAGTATACTTTTGAGAATTTGAGGTATCATTTTTATCTAATGCTTTTGATATAGATTTTATAGTTTCCATAACTTTTTGCAACTTTAAACTAATTTCTTTTTTAGTTTCATCACTATAATTAACAGCTGGGTTTTCAAATAACTGAGTTATTAAATATGAAGCATCACTTGTTTTAGTAAAAGCGTTACCTAAAGCTTCTATAACTGCTTCACCAGGAAAGGGCATGATATTAGATGTTTGATTGTTATACTGATCAGGATGGGTTCTCGCTATATCAGCTAGTGTTTTAGTTATAGGTCTAGCACTACGAGCTGCAACATCTTTATAATACTTGTTAGTATATTTATATAAATCCTCGAAAAGTATGTCATTCATAATAAATATTTATATGAGTAAGTTCGAAAAACAGTTTTTTTCTTTATTAACAGAAGTAGAGGATGTAGATGCCCTTAATGCAGGCCCTGAAGATGATGCAGCGGCCTTTGATAATTCATTAGATAACCCTGATGCAGCTGGAGATTTTGAAGAAGTGAATGAACCTAATGTAGACTACCAGGCTGATTTAGAAACTTTAAAAGGCTGGGTAACTACAATAGAAGGATTTAAAACATATCTAAATGGTGAGGAAGGTAGTGTTATGGGAAGACTCAAAGCTGAAGCAAAGGTAGGTACTTTATTCGATGATATAAGTGACGCAACTAAAGCTCAAATTTTAGATATTGCAGAAAGACTCGCTTCTTTAAATGAACAACTTAAAAACTTATACACAGAAAAACATAAATAATTAATACTATGGGAAATTCAAATCAATCGTGCAACCAATGTAGTTGCCAGAGTTCACCGAGCTGGGTCAGAAAGAATGATAAATCATCTACGGATTGTTGCACAGAAACAACATGTATAACAATTGAAACTACCGGTAATGTTGGACTTGGTACAACTGAACCTGAACCTAATATATGTGTGACAGATTCCTGTAATACTGGAATTGATACAACTAATTCATGCGCAGCTGCTCGAAAAGCAAGGGCGATAAGACGACGACGAAGAGGTCGCTAAGTTAAATTTAGCTTAACTAACCCTTCAACCCCTCTAAAAGTATTACTCAGAATAAAGGGCGAGGTGATTTCATCTCGCCCTCCTCTTACACATATATCATTAAAATCTTTAAACATTTTTAATTCCCTCGGCCATATAAAACAAGTATGACCTTCTTTGAGTAGGATTCGAGTTTTATTTTTTGCTGATTCGTCTACATGCTGATTATCTAATACCCATACTTTCTTATAAAAGGGATACTTATTAATTTGAGATTGCTGGAATTGGGTGAATGTATTTGCTGAAGTACTCTGTATACCACCAACTGCTATACCATTACTAACAAAAAAAGAATCTATAGGTCCTTCAAATATAAAAATATAATTACAAACTGGTGATATATTATCGAAATTGAATATAGATTTCTCAGTATTTAGTTTGGAAAGATACTTAGGTTTTCTATCACTAGAAAAGAGCTTTCTACTCTGATAAAATACTATATCATTATCATTATAAAACGGTATAATTATTCTGTCTTTATGTATATAATCATCTTTACAGTACCATAAGGTTTTAGGTCTATTTATCGCTGTATCTAAACGTCTCTCCTTTATATACTCTAAAGACTTTAATACTTTATTATCTTTTGAATAAAACGACGTCTGAGCTTTGTCAAATAGGTTAATACTATCACCTGGAAGTGATTCATTATTTTCATCTTTTTGTATCTCTACATCCCTAGGAATGTAAGTATGATCTATATTTTTTGCTTCTCTTATAACTTGAAATTGATTAATACCTTCAACTTCAGCAATCCATTTAAGCGGGGTTCCAGACCATCCGCAATTATGACAAAATATATTATTATCCTTTACAATATAGTAAAGACGTCTTTTCTTGCCCCATGATTTTCCCTCGCGACATAAAGGGCAACCCCCTTCATAGATATTAGATATTTTCTTATATCTAGGATAACCTGCATTTTCATAGAATTTTTCTATAATAAAGCTTTCAGGAATTACTTGATCCAGCATCAAATTTCCTTGTCTCCACGACAATCTTAGTTATAAACCTACCGGTAGATGGACATGTGTAGTGAGCTTCCACTCTTAGTTCATTACCAACTCTTAATTCTTTTAATTGTGGTCTCACTGTAGCGCCCGACCAAGGGGATATAATACTCTTTGCTTGATTAATCATTGTTGTACCTTTCTTTTATATTATTTACACAATTTAGTAAACTATCTTCATTTGGACTAAATGTTTGTTTCCACGGACTTAAATTTTCATAAATGGATTTGAAGTCTAATTCCTTACATTTATCAGTAAACCGTTTGTAATTAGGCTTTCTACTGTCAATAGTATTATAATACTGAGCCCTATAAGTAATAGTCTCTTCTTTATAATAAGTATAACCATATTTTAGATCCATAAGAGATATATTTTTTTGAACAGTTTGTTTCTGACTATCTGTAAGGGTAATCTCATCTAAATTATAGTTCCAGTCTTTAGTCATTTTTAAATAAGTTTTTAAACCTACTTTAGGTATACCAGGTATATTATCTGATTTATCGCCTGTAAAGCACCTATAGTAAAAATAATCTTTCGGTGTTTCTACGTTAGTGTTGTCATAAAAGTTCTCCAGGTTTATTACCGTTTTATTATTAGTATTATAAACTACAACATCTTCATTAATCAATTGAAGCATATCCTTATCGGTTGTAACTATAATTTTTTCCCCTTCTAATTCCACAGAGAGCCATGATATAACATCATCAGCTTCCATACGATGAGGATAGAAGTTGTACATACCTAGAGACTCAATTATTAGTAGAATATCATCTAGGCTATCAAAAATATTTTTAAACTTATCACTATCTCTACCACCCTTATACACAGTATCACATAGATCAGCGCGAAAGTTACCTGCAGGGTAAGCGAGTCTCTTATCCCAAACACAATAGACTTTATCTGGTTTAAATTTGTCTACATAAGATTTAAGAGTTTTGAGAAAGATATAAGTAGCTGCAGTAGAGCCAGGGTCTTTGTTTTTTGCTTTATAGTTCGCTGCCCAAAAAGTTCTATAAAGCAAATTATTTCCGTCAATCAGTAATGTCTTCATTCCACCAGTTCTTATTTTTCTTATACCACATTATAGTATAATCTAAATCCCTTGCAAAATCTTTCTCTAAATAAGGTAATTCATACTGGTGTTGTCTAGAACGATCAACTAGGTATTTCAGTTTTTTTCCATTGAGAGAATATCTGAAATCATGTCCTTTACGATCTTCAACATATTTGATATAATTGTCATAATGTTTGTTTAGTTTTACTGTTGATATGATCTTATATACAATATTGTTATTATTAATTTCGCTACTTTTATTGTAACTAGGCTCTATATTATAGATCTCACCTGCATTACCATATAGCATAGCATCGTAAACTTGCTGACAATGATCTTTCACGTATATCCATTGTCTAGTATTTGTACCAGATCCATAGACAGGTACCTTCTCACAGGAGAGAAGGTTATTAATTACTACAGGGATTAACTTTTCCGGATACTGTCGTGGACCAAAATTGTTACAACATCTTGTAACTATGACGTCTTTCTTATGAGTTGTATAAAAAGCAAGGGCTAGTAAATCTGCAGCAGCTTTACTCGACGAATACACAGAACTAGGCTTTAATAAATCTGTCTCTAAAGATGATTTTTCATTATAATTTAATGAACCATATACCTCATCTGTACCGATTTGTACAAATCTCACGCCGTTGAATTGATTGAGTAAATTATGTACACCGACTACATTGGTCATAACAAAATCATTACCATCTTCAATACTCCTATCAACATGAGATTGTGCAGCAAAATTAACTATGTAATCATAACTTTCAGTGAGATTGCAATCTACAATACTATCTTGAATAATATCAAGATGGTTAGTTGTATTTGCCGCTTTATCTATTAGCGTACTCTCAGTCATATTACTGACACAATAGTCTTTAATATCTATAATATCAATGATGCAGTCACTACATTTATCGAGTAGTAACTCTGTGAAATGTGAACCAATGAAACCGAGTCCACCCGTAACAAGAATTTTTTTATTTTCAATCATTTGGTTTCTGTAGGGCTTTAATAATTGATGACTCTTCTGGTGGCATTACAAAGCCAGTTGTTTCCATTGCGTATGATGAATCAAGCACGCAATTCGATCTTTTACAAGATGTACTCTTATATAACTCATCCAACTCAATCCAATTCCAATTAGGATTCCACAAATTAAAATTATCAAGAATATCTACAATCTGTTTTGTATTAAGCGGGTCAGGATTGACAATATTATAATTACCAGACGGAAAACCACCTACATAATTATCTCTATTAAGAAAATTTACAATAAAATGAAGTAAATCTTTAACAACGGTCTTAGAGTTAGTGAAATTAATTAGATTATTATATTTAAGAATTTTTGTTAGGTAATTTTTAGTCTCAGATATGTCACCAGTTACTGGCATTCTAATACGGAAATTAAATGTATTTGGGTAATTTTTAAGAGCTAACTCACAAGCATGTTTCGTCTTACTATACCAACTTGCATCTGGATTAGTGAGACCGTAATTAGGTTCATCTGTTTCTTGGTATACATTCTCATAACCATCAAACACACATCCAGAACTAATATTAATAAACCTCGCACTATAATCTGTACACAAGTTAGCAATTGTAGTGGGTACTGTAACATTAAGATGGAAGGTATCAGCTTTATTTGCTTCACATCCGTCAACATTAGGAGCTCCTGTATAACCAACGCAATTTATTACATAGTTAGGTAAAAATGAAGTGAATATTGACTGTAATGAATTGTTGAGAGAACCCGGGTGAAAGTATTTTAACCCAGAGATTTGATGTATAATAAAATTTTTATTTGTTTTTAAATGAGTTACAAGCTTAGAGCCTATAAATCCGTTACCTATAATTAATACTTTACTGCTCATCGTCGTTGTTTTTTAGACCTTGCTTTGTAGATTCAAATTTTATCTGGCTAAACCTATTAATAAGACATTCTATAGAATCAAAATCTTGTTCTGTTTTACCGTTAACAATGAGAACACTATCACCATTATTATCATAACCTAAAACAAAATACGCTTTAAGGTATTCCCCTATATAGTTCTGTAGGATATCTAATCCTGCAGTTTGATTATGCTCCATAGCATTGAGTAGATCGTTTAAGTCATTCTTTTTGGCCATATTCAGTTGGTAGGATTTTCTTTTCAATTAGACGAGTTATTATAACTTCCATACTATCGGTTTTTAGTTGAAAGTTCCTTGGAAAGTAGTTACCTCCGTCATTAAATTCGAACATTAAATCATTGTTGAAATCTTTATTAAAAAAGCAAGTTATTAATATTGATTGTATACCTGGGTTTACTATTATAGTCCATCTACGAGAATCTGCCTGACCATATTCATTGAATAATCTATAAGAATAAAAACCATTATCTCTCAAACGTTTGAGAAAATAACCACATGTAGTAATCTTATTCTTCATTATCCTTTATGACTAGAGACAACATAATTAAGTACTGAACTCCCCACATCACATCTCACATTTACTACTTTAAATTTGCTATTAATATATATAACAGCATTTTCAAAATTCAACGCGTTGATCATTCGAAATAGTTCGAGATTAATAATAATTGAATCCTTTTCTACCCCTGTACCATCATATTCCTCACTAATCACCGTAGTGAATATATCGGTATTTTGTAATTTCTTATCACATAAATCCCCATATACAATATTGTTATCAGTATATAGGTATAATTTACTTGACTCAGTTAGTAAAGGTAAGGTTTTTAATACTCGCTTAAGATCGTCTTTTGTGACCTCAAATTTTGTATCGTATGTATCTTCAAGATTTTGTAGCTGTTGGTAAGCGTAATCATTACTATTTTTAATACTTCTATCAAACAAAAAGTATTTGAATTTGAAATTTTTATTCTTATATTTGATATAATTATTCTCTATATCAAAACCCATTTCATCCCCTTCAGAGCACTGTAAAGCTTTGACAAGTTTATTTGCATCCGGTAATACAAAATTTTCAATATCTTTATCTATAATCTTACACTTATACTTAGCAAATAAAAGTACACCCGCGCCTTTATCAACAAAACAAGTTAATTGATCATCTTTTACTTTAATATCAGGAACATTATCTATCTTACTCAATGGAGAAAGAAAAGCTCTGATAAAATTACTCTTGCTTGGTACTATTACTTTCATCTAATTTAATTTTAATATTAATCTCTTTCGCGTTTTTTACAACTCTTTTTTCAATTAAATTAAAGAAGCGATCAATTTTCTTTTCAACACTTGTGAGACGATCAATAAACTCCTTTGTAGTTTTACTATCTATTGCAGAGGTTTCAATCACGGTTTCAGAATTAGATTCATAGTCAGGGACTACAGGTTTATTATATTCTGGTTGTTGTTCTGGTTGACTTAATTCATTGTTATAGATTGACTCATCTAAAGCTACCTTTTTCATAGTGCTAGTTTCTCCAATGATATTTTTATTGAGATTGTAAGCATCTCTATTTAAATTGTGTATAAAATTCTTAATATTATCCATAACATTATATAAAGAAATGAAGAGGCGGCTCAGAGAACCACCTCTCTTTCTAATATTAGATATCCATGTTAGCAAGGAGATCCTTTACCTTATCATTTTCATCGCTTTTACCGTAATCGAGATCATCGTCATCATCATCAACACTAACTAACTTTGGTTGAGTTGGGTTAGGTGTAATATTGACTGATTCCTCTTCTACTGACGTATCATCTGGATCTTTACAGTAAAAATGCTCATTCAACATATCTTTTAGTTCCTCGTAACTCTTAACAGTAAAAACAGACTCGAGATCATATGTATTATTATATACTTGATTAATACTTTCATCATCGCTAAGACCTGTAATTTTTTGCGGGGAGGCGAAACGAGAACTTACATATGTAGAATAACCACCTTGTTCTTCAACTTTTATCTTGAGGCTACAACCGTCTTTAGACAAATCGAAAACCCGTGCTCCGAATTCATCAGAATCTTCTCCTTCAATTGCACTCATAATAATTTTATTGAGTTGTTTACCAAAACGAAGAATCTTCACCTTACCGTTATTTTCACTATCGGTAGGGTCGCTTACAACATACACATTGATAAGCCAATTTTCTCTACGGGTAAGAAGTCTTGAATCTTCTTTCTCTTGCTCATTCCCATGCTTTGATAGCTTAAACTTCGCTTCATCAATAGGATCTCTCTCACCCCATGTACTAGGGCTCACTGCACTTATGTACTGACCAGTCGATAGACTATTCCAACCATGAGAGTAATAATGAAATAAGGTTTTCTTTGGTTTTTCAATATTAGGCAATAAACGCACGCTGTACGTATTACCAGGTTTGAGTCGAAGAATGTTACCAATATTCGACTGTTGTGATTTATCACTTTTCATTGCTTCGCTAATTTTAGCGAACATTTCTTGATTATATGCGGCCATAATTTAATATTTTATTTAGTTTGTTTATTATTTTTGTATTTAGGGTTTTTAGTTTTTTAGTTCTATAATACCTCACTCTCAAGGTACTGATATTATTATAAAAGCCTGATATGATAAAGTCAACATCTTCTTTTGGAATTTGTTTAAGAACTTTATCATAGTTACTTAAAGCGAGAATATTATAGTATGTAATAGTTTTTTCACTCAATGCAATAAGGAAATCCGGGTAATATGTTTTTAATGAAAAATAACTTTCAATAGATTTTAGATTATTCTCTTTACATTTATTGAAAATATAGTGAAACCCTTCTTTAACCATATTTACCACGACATCACTATCAGGGTCTTCGTAAAACATTTTTTCTACCCATAAATTATAAGCTTTTATGGCTTTAAATTTTGTAAAATATTCTAGCGGATAAAATTGCTTATCTTCCCATAGTTCATAAGGCGCATTAAAATACAGTTCAGCATTAATGTTTCTGTCTTTTAAGATACTAGAAATCTTTTTAAGATACTCTTCATCTACTGGTGATAATTTATCAAAATTTTCACGAGGTCTCCAAGGTTTATTTTGCTGACTTCTAGTAGTTTTGAGATATATATTATAAATATTCTTCTCAATATATGTTATGTTCATTTTCGATACTTATCGTATGTTTTAAAGAATTTAGTTATATACTTACTTTTATACAAAAACGGATCATATTGCAAGAACATTTTTACCAGCTGGAATTCATTTTCAATTTCTAAAATATTTAGAAATAACCATTTATATTGGTTTTCTTTGAGAGCTAATAAAAGTATATTTGCTAAATTCATTTTTTTATTTTCGCAAATAGAAACATATGTACATAGACATAGAAACTTATGATCATTATCTTTTTTCTCTAGAATTGTAAAAGGGTCTATCATAAGGGTTGGAATTGCTTACTTAGGTTTTTTATATTGTCATTGAGTTTACCACCAGCCGCGTTTGGATGACCTCCTCCATCACATAAATTAGCTGCTAGCTTCCCCAAATTAACACCGGTATCATTTTGTTTCCTAAAGTAAACCCGCTTGTTACCCGGGTTTACTAGCATTACAATATTACATTGCTTGTTATCTTCTAATATATTATGCGCAACAACATTAACAAACTTGTCAACAAAACCACTAATAAAGTTATATTGTTTATCCTTTAATTTAATATCAGCAGTATACAATCTAAGTTCATTATAGTATTTTTTAAATTTTCTTTTATAAGATCGTATTAAATTCTTTTCTTGATCAGTGAACCCATCAAACCCATTTTTGAAACGTTTACAAAAATACTGTAATCGATCAGAGTTGAAATACCAAAAGAGTATATTTAGATTATAACTATCTTCGTATTTTAAGGTGTAACTATCATAATCATCAATTAAAGACAGTAATTTAATCTGAGGAACTGTTGTATTCTTATTTTGTTTAAAGTGATTGTATACAACCTTACAACACGAAGTCGTATATATAATATTAGTAGTTGCTTGTTTGTATTTATGTGTATGCGTCTCGTGATGATCTATAATAGTAACATTAGGTCGATCAATTAAATCAGCAACAGCTGTAGTATCGATATCGAAAAAATAAATCTGTTTATACGTTTCAAAACTATTACTATTAAGCCAACTTAGGATTTTTTCCCTAAGGTTAGTTACCTTAAGAGGTATAACATCTGTAGTTTTATCTGAGTTAAACCACTTATATGTTAAGTAACATCCTGCCCCATCGAGGTCGAAATCAGTGAATACAATAAAACGATCCATGTTACTTTATTTAATCCTTTTCCCCTAATTCGCAAGCGGAGCGCTCGATATCATCTACTTCATCATTTTCGTTAAGACTCTTATCTTCAAAGAGGGTCATAGTCCTATAATTAATACCCAGTCTAGTAACACCTGAATTACTACCAAAACGATTTTTCATAATATTTAAATGTATAGCATTATCGTCTTTATCCTGATCAGTTCTAAAAATACCAAATACTGCATCTGCTGTAGCTCCAGTACCGTAACTTTCACTGACTGATGACATTCCAGGTCCACTTGTATCTTGCACTCTAGTTTGTGTAGCAGATCCATTATTACCATATCCCGAGCGATTTAACTGAGTAGCTGTAATTACAGGGCACTCAAACTCATATGAGAGAGCTCTTAGCTGTTCACTTATAGTTTTTACTTTCTCATAAGAGTTCACACCATCCCCAGCAAGTAAGTTTAGATAATCAATAACAATTGCATCTGGTTTAAATTTTTTTGCTGTTATAATTTGTTTAGCATATGTCTTTAAAGCTGCAGGAGTAACACTACTAGGTGGGTATTCTTTAACTACAAGCCCAGCGTTGGGTCGTAGACGTATAAAATTCAAAGCTCCTTCCTTAATACCTTCAACATTATTTTTTAACTGTTTATTATCTATTTGAGCAATAGTGGATGTTATACGAGTATTGTACATTTGTTCTGACATTTCAAGACTAAACAATATAACCTTTTTATTTTGCTTCATTATATTAATAGCTAGATTATGAAGAAATATAGATTTACCTACATTGGTTTCTCCTGCGAATATATATAAAGCTCTTCCCTGTTCCTCAAATCCACCACCTAAAATTTCGTCCATCCAATCAAATCCGGTTTTAATATGATTAGTTTCTTTAAGTAGTTCTTCAATATGCTGCTCAATATCTTCAAAATAGTCATGCCCTTCACCACTTCGTAAACTATAACCAATAATTTTTTCTATATTGTTATAAAAAGATATAAGGTCTTCTTTACTATTTACAGTATCCCATTTCTCTGCTATTTTTAGAAGGGAATTTTGAAAGCTCTGTAACTTAAGAAATTTCTCTGACAACTCTAGTAATATATCATGATCTATACTCTCTGTAATCGTACTAATAGATTTTTGTACATGATTATAAGATTCTTTAAGTTTGTCACTATTCAGAAATAAAGATAGTTCAGTTGCAGTAGGTCTCCTACCATACTTGGTGAAATATTGCTGTAGTAGGCTTACTATTCTTTTATTATGTTTATCTGCAAATAAATTAGTATCAAGATATCGTATTATTAAAGAAAGAAACTGCTCATTTTCTAAGCAGTTCTTCATTACTAATTTTTCTATAAACTCAAAATCTTCTTTTAGTAAGTTATTCTCTGGCATATCTTTTTAGTTCGTTGTAGAAATACTCTTCTGAATCTCGAAAGTCTTTTGTAAAGTCTCCCAATCCCGGTGAGTTATGTATAACATGTATCGGTACCGTACCTAGTATAAGACCTGCCTGAAAACAGTCAACAGAAAATTTTAAGTCATAATGATGAAACCCTTTTATATTTTCATCAAATTTAACATTTTTTTTAATAAGAGTTTTAGGCTGTAAAGCTAGAAAAAGACCATCAAGGAGAACGGTTTTTTTCCCTATATGGCCAAATACTGAAGGTAAGTATTTACTTTTTGTACCATGACTTACTACTCCTGATTGAGTCTCACGAGTAGTCATTAAATGCCATAGAAGGGGCTTTTGTATTTTTAAGTTTGAACCACCAGCAAGGCCGCATACATCAAACTTATCATACCGAAATCCATCGTATATTTTTTCTACAAAATTACAACTATCTATGTATACATCATCATGAGCAAAAATTACACAATCCCATTCATCTGTTATATACTGGTTGTATATCTCACACAGACCTTTTTTATTATTTTCATGAATAATATATTTACCTGTGTAAGATTGATCTCTTAAACTCTCGTATAGTAGAGTTTGATTGTACTTATCTTTAGTAGTAGCGCTTACAACTAAAACTTTATCAGGGTCATATAAAAAATCCGTTGTTTGTTCTAAACGTCTCAATTGGCTCATATTTTAATTTAGTGAAGTTAAATCTATATATTACACCCTCCTCAAGAAGTTGCCA